CTGCTGGAAGTGGTGCTGACCAGCGCCCTGGCCCAGGAACTGGTGCTCGACAAGTCGCGCTTCCCCCTGAAGATCAACACCATTCCGTTCGAAACCTTGGATTGGAAGAACGTCGGCAGCGGCGCCAAGTCGAAGAAGATCCCGCAGCAGAACAAGAGCCAGGGCGACCCCGTGCCGCTGGACTACCCGACGATTTTTGTCAGCGAACTGCATCGCCAGGCCAACCGCGCCTATGCCGATTCGATGCTGGCCGCCGGGGTGAACAACACCTACACCTACGGCGAATTTCTGCAGGAGATGCGCCGCGCTGTGCGGCGCCAGGGGCACGGCCGGTTGGTGCTGAAGATCAGCATGGAGACGGTGATGGCCGCCCTCCCCGCCGAAATCAAGGCGGACAAGGACAAGCTGCAGACCGCGCTCGATGCGGTGAAAGCCAACATCGAGAACTCGCTGAAGGACATCAACCCGGAAGACGCGCTCGTCATGTACGACTCCGTCACCCCGGACATGCTCAAGGGTCAGGGCGAGAAGTCCGACTACGTGCCGCTGATCGAGACGCTGTCCGGCCTGCTGGCCACCTCGCTCAAATCCAACCCGTCAATGCTCGGCCTGCGCATGCAGGGCTCGCAATCCCTGAGCAACACCGAATCGCTGGTGTTCCTCAAGATTGCCAACGCCGCCCGCCGCCCGGTCGAAACCAACCTCTCGCGCATCCTGACGCTGGCCGCCCGCCTGTACGGGGCCGACGTGTACGTGAAATTCAAGTTCGACCCGATCAACCTGCGCCCGGAACTGGAGCTTGAAGCATTCAAGACCATGCGCCAGGCGCGGACCTTGGAATTGCTTTCAGAAGGCTTCATCACGGACGACGAAGCCGCCTGGGATCTCGGCACCGGCCCGCGTGCGCCGGGTGCGCCGCCGCTGGCGGGCACCGGTTTCCGCCGGGGCAGTGGCGGCATCGACGCGAACAACGCCAGTCCGAACGACGACCCGCAAGGCCGCGCCCTGCAATCCGACGAACCGAAGAAAGCCGGAGGGGCAAGCCAATGAGTGCGCAACGCAAACGCAGCCAGACCCCGCGCGGGCAGAAACTCCAGCTCGGCGACATCTGGTATGGCGATCACGAAAGCATGCTGGCCACGCGCAACGCGCTGGAGCAGCTGGGCAACGCCGATCCCAAGCTTTACGCCGGTGACGACTCGGACAGCCCCGAGGACTTCGCTGATTACAATTTTATGCTGACTCGCCACGGGGATGTGGCCGTGCTCGCTATTAGCGGAAGCATGGTCAGCAAGGAAACCTTCTACAACCGTTACTACGGCATGGTCTCGTACCAGGAAGTACGCAATGCCGCGATCGTCGCCGCCGAAGCCGGGTGCCTCGGCCTGCTGCTCGACATCGACACCAACGGGGGTAGCGCCGAGGGCATCGGCGAACTCAGCGATTTCCTCACCGAGTTCGACCGCAACGTCATGCCCGTCTACACGTACACCGGGACCAAGATGCTGTCCGCCGGGTACTGGATCGGCTGCGTCGGTCGCAAGATTTTCAGCTCCGCGATGGCCCTAGACGGGTCCATCGGTGTCGTGAGCGCTCACTTCTCCTACGCGCGAATGCTCAAGGAACAGGGCATCGACGTAACCATGTTTCGGCAAGGCGAATTCAAGGCTTTGGGTTCGCCTTACGAACAGCTGGACGACAAAGCCAAGGCGGACATCGAGGGGCGGATGGGGAAGTTCTACGACCTCTTCCTTTCGCACGTCTCCAACCACCGTGGCATGGCCGTACCTGCACTGATCGAAACCGCTGCCGAAGGTCGGGTCTTCATGGGCGCCGACGCCGTGGCTGTGGGGCTAGTAGATGAAATCACCACCTTCGACAAGGCGGTTTCCGCCGTGATGAAAGCGGTGGGGAATCGACAGCCACAGGTCCTTGAACTGACCCCATCAACCGACATAGGTATGGATTCTATGAAACGCAAATTGACTGACAAGGGGCAGGCGGCCGTCGCTTCGGGCATGGCCGAGAAATTGGCGCTAGCCGATCCAAACCTGTCGGAAGAAGTGAAGGACAAGACCCCGGAAGAACTTGCAGCCGAAGAAGCTGCCGCCGCTGCCTTGACCGTCAAAGAGCAGGAGGACAAGCCGAAGGTTGAACCCGAAGCCACCCCTGCCCCAGCGGCTAAAGCCGAGCAAATGTCGGATCAAACCCTCGACAAGATCATCGCACTATCCGGTGAGCTGGCCGAGACCAAGTCCGAGCTGAAACGCCTGCAGGCCAGTGAACAGGAACACGCGGCGCATATGTCCACGCTGATGAAAATCTGCGGGGACGCGATCAACCGCATGGAACTGCCACTCAGCCGCAGCGCGACCAGCTTCACCGGCATGAGCGCGGAAACCATCATCGGCACCTACCACCGCACGCTTTCGGACTTCAACAGCCGGATGCGAATCGGCGCGCAAGCCGAAGTGCCGGGGGAGAACGATCTGGGCACCAAACCGACCAAGGCCTACGTCCCTGACGCGACCTGCGTGAAGCTCTAACACAATCTTTTGGGGGATTGAGCAATGACTACTTTTGCCTACAACGAGAGCGTCACCGACGCGATCAAGGACACGATCTCGGTCGCGCTGGGTGCCAGTTCTTCGGCGACTTTCGGCAACAACGACCTCGGCAAGGCCGTGAAGCGTGGCACCGCACAAAATTATGTGCTGTGCACCGACAACGACCCGATCGAGGGCTTTGCCGTCGCGATCGAGCCGTTCACCGTCAACGACGGCTTCAGCTTCGGTTCGGTGCAGCGCCGTGGCCGCATGACCGTGCAGGTCGGGACCGGCGAAACCGTGACCTTGAATGGTTTCGTCGTCGCCTACACCCAGACCGCCCTCGGCACCGCTGGCTATGCGCAGGTGGCTCCAGCCGTAGCCACTGCAGCAACTGATGACGGCAGCCTGACCACTGCGGGGCTGTTTGCCTGGCAGGTGGTTCGCATCGTGTCGGGTACAGGCGTAGCGGGCGATCTCGTCCTGATTGAGCGCGTTTAAGCGCAGCTCAGCACAAACATTTTGGGGGAATTGAAATGAGTGATCTCCAGACCACGCTGACGCTGCGTAACGCGGAAGGGACCCTCGTTGAGGTGCCGTTCCACGTTCAGATGTACGCCGAATCCGCTGCGAAGGGCCTGTCCCTGTCGCAGCACCTGAACCAGAAGTACGGCGGTGCCACTGACTTGGTGAAGTACGGTGACGTGCTCCAGCAGGCAATGCTGCACTCCGGGATGCTCACCAGCACCGACAGCCGCACGGGCCAGCGCCCGCCAAGCATGAAGGAAATGCTGGAGACCGGTATCCACAACATCAACATGGGCTCGATCACCCGGGGCGACGGTTCCGACCGTCACACCGTGGCGGGCCGGATGCTGTACCCAGAAATCCTGATGCGCGCCATCGAGTCGAAGCTGCGTGACGACTACGGTGATTTGCTGGGCACTTGGTCGAGCTTCATCGCTCAGACCCAGACCGTGATCGGGCCGAAGTTTGATCAGCCGATCATCAACCTGTCGCGCCCGGAAGCCGCCACCTCGAACCCGATTGCTCAGCTCGCTGAGCCGGATGTGATGCTCTCGATCACCACAAGTGATCGCTCGAACAGCATCCCAACCAAGTCGATTGGCTTGATCATCTCCGATCAGGCGGCGCAGGCGTCGACCTTGGATCTGGTCAACCTCGCGATGACTGCCCAGGCTCGTCAAGAGCGTGTGCGGATGGTGGAAGGCGACATCGCGGCGATCGTGGCCGGTGATGTGGACCGTGGCGAAGTGGCCAAGGTCAGCTTTACCGCTGACTCGCTGGACGCTGCAGGGATCACCGCTGCCGGGCAGATGACGCATAAAGCCTGGGTGAAGTATTGCCACAAAAATCGCCGGAAGATGATGACCTTGGGCGGGATCTGCGACCTGGATACCGCGATGGCCATCGAAGCGCGTACCGGCAAGCCGACCCGCGACACCGTGTTCTTCCGCGAAGCCGAAGCCTTTAACCAGGGCATCACCGTCGACAACCTGACCGGTCCAGATCCTCGCATCTTGATCGTGGATGACGGCGTGATCGCCGCCAACACCTTCGTCGGCCTCGACACCCGCTTCGCGCTGCGCCGCGTGATCAACATCTCGGCGCAGTACAGCGCGATCGAGCAGTTCGTCCTGCGTCGTGCCACGGCGTTCCGTGTGGACTATGG